AGGTCAATCTGGTGACGTCGACGCCGATCTCGCGCATCGAACCGCGGGCAGAGGCCAGCACGGCCTTCTGGTCCGCAAGGGCCCGGCCAGTGCCTTGCAGTTGCTCGCGCAGACCCTGGTAGCGCTGCGCGAGCGCCTGGGTCGGCGGGCCGATCTGGCTCATCTCGCGCGCGGCTGCCCGGAACTGCTTCCGCGCTTCCTGGTGCGCCCGCGCCAGCTCGAGCGTCCGCTGTGCAGTCTGCCGGTATATCGAGATCCGCTCGGCTGGAGCGGCCGCCGCCATCGCCGACTTCACGGCGCTGACCTGTTCGGCGACCGTCTTCACCTGCTTGGCGGCAGACGACAGCGCCTTCAGCTTCGACGCGACGGACTGGAAGGCGGCCGCAGTCTTGTCTTCCGCCGTGATGACGACGCGTGACTGAAGATCGCGCGCCATCTATCGACCCTTGTTCCGCTCGCGCCAGTCCACAGCCCGATCCAGCAGCTCGACGAGATGCGGCAGCGGCAGCTTCATCACGTCGCCGGGCGGCCAGCGGAGTCCGAAGAGGAGGTGGTCGGCGTAGTCGTCCCAACCCCCTCCTGCAGGCGGTACAAAAAATCGCAGAGCACCTCGTGGACCCTGCGCGCCAGCTTGAACCCACCGGCGATCAGCACCGCCGGTTCGGCGACCTCATCATCGCCCGTCGTGACGCAGCGTTCGGCGTACGCCTTCAGCCGGTCGAGATGCTCGACGGTGAAGCCCTCACCGTCGACGTGTCGGGTCGACAGAGCTTCGCCGATGTCCATGTAGTCGAAATAGGTCGGGGCTCGGACCTTGACGTGGTCGTAGACCTTGGTCCCGATCGTGACCGGCTTCTCGAGCGGGATCCGGACCGGATTCAAAGCGCGGTCTCCTGATAGCCGTCGACCGGGAAGGAGAATTCGACGCCGCTGACCTGACCGGTCTTGCGATCCCGCTTGATAGTGCCGGTCATCTCCGTCTCCGGCATGACATGCATGCGCTTGGCGGTCTGCTCGATCAGCGTCAGGTTCTCATCGACGAGATCGAAGACATCCCGGAAATCCGGACCAGAGATCGTTTCCAGGATATCGACGGTGAGCTTGCCGGGCAGCATCTCCTCGGTGCTGTAGGGCTTGCCGCTCGCCGTCGCCTTGCTATCGCGAGACTTGCCGAGCGTGTCGAGCTCACAATTGCCGATGATCTCGAATTTTCGGCCGGCGAAGATGAGCGTCATCTTGCCGCCGAAGCGCTTGGTCGCCATGGCTGGCTCCTTTCAGGGCTGGATCAGGCCGCGGCCTGCTGCGGGAACTGCCGGAACAGCACCGCGGCGGTCCGGAAGACATGGAGCTGGTTGACGACGTCGAAGGGCAGATAGACGTCGAGCATGTCGGCATCGGTCTCGTTGCGGTCGACCTGGACGAGTTGGGCGAACAGCCCGGAATTCTCGACGACACCCGCTCGCTCAAGCCGGCTGTACTCGGCGATGAGCGTTGCCTTCGCCTCCGCCGGCGACGTGATCGCCTCGAGATCGTAGCGGTCGGTCGAGGCCAGGCCCTGGCGACCATGCGCAGTCAGCACCGCGTTCCTGATCGAACGGACGACGTACATCGCCTGGTAGACCTGGTTGATGTTGAGCCAGGTCCAGTCGATCGCCCCAGTCGGCGCCTGGGAATAAGTGGTGATGACGCGGTCGATCTGGACGGTGCCGTCGCGCATGACGTCATAGGTGGAGATCCCGTCGTAGAGCAGGGTCTCCTTGTTCGATTTCGTGAACAGCTTCAGCCGATCGCGCGCCGGCTTCACCCCCTTCAGCGCCAGGGTCCGCAGCGGCCGCGAGATCTCGCCGTTGCCGGCATCGGTGAGGTGGAAGCCGGCGATCGCGGCGACGGCGGCCGCCCAGATCTGGCACCCGGTCGGCGAGCCGTCGAAGCCGATGATGGATTCGTGGCTGTTGTTGCGCGCGCTGCCGAGGCTGGACAGCGCGCCGACGGTCGCCTTCTTCGCCGTGATCATGTGGCCGTAGATCTGCTGGTTGTCGTGCCAGCGCTCGTCGAACTCGGCCTTGATGGCGTCCAGGGAGACCGTATCGGTCCACGGCTGGCCCCAGGTGTCGAACTCGTCGTCACCAAGCGCGGCCAGCGCCGTGGTCCACTGCGCGAGCGCCGGCGTCGCGGCACCACCGGACATCGCAGTCACCACCGACTGCGTCCCGCCGATGGCGTTGCCGCTGGCCGGGACATAGATGTCGATATCGTTGCCGAGCGCGCCGGGATGCCGTGCGGTCAACTCGACTTCGCCGGCATTGGCATTGGTGGCCGCGGACACCTCGACGAGCGCCGCGTTGATCGCCGCAGCCAATGCCGTGGCCGCCGTGATCTGGGTATCGGCCTTCGTAACGGCAGCGACGACCTGGACACCGCCGATCTCGACGATCATCGGGCCGGAAATGCCGCCGCCCGGGATCGCCGCGATCGCGATCATGCCGGTGGCGGCGTCGGCACCGGTCGGATCCGGCATCGGCAGCGCCCAGAACTCGTTCGTCGGCCGGTTCATCATGCCGGTTCGGCACATCCTAGCAAGATCGGAGCCGGCGCCGAAATAGGCGTCCGCGGCGATCTCAGACGGGACCAGCACGGGAACCGACAGCGTCGCGCTGCCGGAGGCGAGCTTCTGCGCGATGTACAGGGTGCGCGGGCGGTCCTGGTAGGGCGTACCGCCGCTGCGGACCTCGACATGGAACAGCCCGGAGCGGGTCGTCGAGGAGATCTGGTCGAAGGTCGTCGTCGCCATGGCTTACTCCTGCTGGGCCCGAGTGGTACGGCGGCCGCCGGTTTCCGGTGCCGGGGCGGGCGAGGTGACCTCGGCCGCGGCTGGCGCCGGAGCGTCCCCAGCGGCGCCGAGATCGATGAGATCGCCGGTGAGGATGAGGCGGCGGTAATAGGCGGTGTCCGGCACTTCGATGCCGTCTGCGGGGATCGGCATGCCGCCGGGGCCCGGCTGGACGACGCGCGCGCCATCCGCCGGCCTGACCTTGATGGTGGCCATCGTGGGTTCCTGTTGCTGGAGAGGTTAGGGAGTTGGAGGCGCCGGCAGCTCGACGGTGACGTCGATGGTTTCGACGGTCTCATCGTCGCCCGGTTTCGGCTCCATCGCCGGGCGGAATTTCATGGCAACGGTGGCGAGGCGCTGGACCTGCTCGGCCAGGGTGATGGCGGCGCGGTTCTCCAGGATCTGTCGGACCTTGTCTTCGGCCGGCCGCGCCGCGGCGAGGCTGGCGATGACCGCACCCCATCGATCGAGCCCTTGTGCCGGCTGGTTCGGAGCGATGGCCGGCGCCTGCTGCTCGATCTCGAACACCCTGGCGCTCAGCACCAGCAACCGGTGCGGCATCTTCGTCGCGCCCGAGGCGTCACGCACCGTCGTGGAATTCTTGTCGACGTGCTGGACGAGGCCGGACCAGGTCGGATCGCGCTCCAGCGCCCAGTCGATTTCCTGTTCCAGGATGTCGAGCAGCACCTCGGCGGTATCCCAGTCGTCGGCCGCGATTTCCGCAAATGCCCCTTCAAGCGTCGCCAACGAGATCTGTATGAGCATGTCGACGCGACGGTTGGTCTCGAAGCGAACCTCGTTTTCGTCGACCAGGACGTCCTCGGTGCTGACGATGACGACAGGAACGTAAGGATCGTCGGAGGTCCGGTCGATATGGCTCCAGGCCGAGTCGAAGACGGCAACACCGGCAAGCGCGGGTGAGGCTTTGATGGCGGCGAGTGCCGCGAGCCTGAGAGCGATGCGGGTCAGCGACATCAGCCCGGGTCCTTGGCTTCCAGCACGCGGCATTCCACGCGCGAAGGTCCGCCGGGCTCGACGTCCTCGGCCACCCACGCGCTTCCGTCGTCCTGCCGCAGGATCAGATCGCCGCGGCGAATGCCGTAGGGCACGGTGGCCGAGCGCCAGGTCGTCGGGATCTGGGTGCGTTGGAACGAGATGACGACGACGCGGGTGCCAGCCGGAAGCCCCGGAATGGAGAGGCCTCCGACCTTGCCGTTCATCTCATGGCGAGATTCAGCGGGAGCTTCATGGAAGACCCCTGCGCGGACGACCGGCGCACCCAGAGGAAGCGGCCTCGTCGGGTCTGGGGCTTTGTTGGCGCGCGGCACCAGTTGGAACGGCTCGCCGTGCCGCGCGTCTATGATTGCTTGCGCGGCGTTGTGCCGCGCAGTGAAGGCACTCGGCATCAATCCGGGTCGACAGCCTCGGCCGGGGCGACATCGTCGCCGTCGGCCTTCTTGCCCCGCTTGGGCGCCGGTGCCGGGCTGACCGGCTCCGCGGCGGGACCGCTTTCGACGCGCGCCAGACCATCGTCTCCGTGATCGGCGGCGGCCGTGCCGGCGAGGTGTTCGGTGTCGGCAGAGTTGGCGACGTCGACCTCCTCGGAGATCACCACGCGATCTCCGATCCGTCTCGCGCAACCGGCGGCGATCGCGGCTTCGGCGACCTCGGACGGCTCGTCGAAGGTCAGGCCCTCCGGCAACGTCCGCCGGAAGGTTCCGGCGTCGTCGACGTTGTAGGAGAAGCTCTTCAACATGAGGATCCGCATCGCTGGGCTCCTCAGATCGTCGCGGTGACGACGAGCGCCGGCCGCTTGTTGAGCGGGAGAGGATTCGACTGGCTCTTGAACTCGATGCCGGCGTCGTGATCGAGACGCTCCTGGGTGACATAGATCAGCTGATCCGGGCCAGGGGCCGAGTTTACCTCGGACATCGCGTCGGGCGGCGCCAGATAGGTCTGGAAGGTCTGACGGGTCCCCTCCGGATAGATCCGGGCTTCGCCGGCCGGGATGAACTTGCGGTTCAGCACCGACCCGTCGTCGGCGACGTAGTTGGCGTTGCCGCGATATTCCTCCCAGAAGATGTTGGCGTGCTTGAAGCCGCGCCGGACGTCGTTGCGGAGCACTTCCTGCTGGGAGGTGTAGTACTGATAGGCCGCCTTGACGTTGGGGTGGGTCGTGTAGGCGTCGAAGAACTCCGGCGAGCACAGCGCGCGCGCCGACGTCATCGTCTCGCCGAGCAGGTTGTCCTCCATGTACCGGAGAACCTCCATGTTCTTGTTCTTCACCTCGGTGGTGGTGACGTCGAGTTCGAAGTCCACCGTTTTCCGGGTGATGCCGAACTCGGCGTAGTAGTCGATGATGACCGACCCGTCGGCGTCGAGCAGGACGCCGTCGAGCGCGGACATCCGCATCGCTTCGAGCGTGATGTGATGCTTCGAGGTCATGTCCTCGAGCTTCTCGTTCGTGGCATCCTGGATCCGCTCCAGCACATTGGTGGCGCCGAAGGGAATGCGGTTCTGCAGGTCGGCCGCCAGCAGCGCGTCGATGTGCGGGATGTGCGGAATCTTGAAGATCCGGACATTCCGGCGACCGCGGAGGCCAGCGGTGCCGCGGGCGCCGCGCTCGGCGGTCCGCAGCAGGTTGAGGACGCCGTTCTTGTACTCGATCTCGACATAGGTCGTGGCGACCCCGCGGATCGGGAACAGGTTGAGCTCGTTGGCGCGGCCGTAGTTGTTGGGGACGAGGTTGATGGCGTCCGTAAGGGCCCGGGCCGAGAAGACCGGATCGTCGAAGAGATCCAGCACAGTGCTGTTCTGGGTGGCGGCCATGTGTCAGGCTCCCTGGGCCGAGAGGATGCCGGCCTTTTCGAGTTGGAGGAGGGCGGCGGCTTTCTGGTCGGCGGTCACGGCGACGCCCCAGACCAGTTCGTTGCGGACCACGACCGCCTGGCGGGCGACGGTCAGGATCTTCGCGGCCGCGGAGGTCGCATCGGCATAGCCGATCGAAATCTCGCTCGCGATCTGGCTGCCGTCGGTCGCCGTCGGATCGTAGGGCTTCATTTCCCTGGAACCCGTCGCAACGGTGATATCGAACCCGTCACCGGCGACGAAGGCGGTGCCGCCGGCGGTGATGGTGAAGCCGATATCGTTGGCAAAGGCGGCACCGGCGGTACCGGTGTCGACGACGTCACCGTTCGGGTCGCGAACGGTAAAGGCGGTGGCCGTGGTG